AGGCGACGACGGCGGGTGACTATAACTCCGACAACGTGTACACCGGCTACGCTGCCAGCGACGGGGACACTGGCAATGAGGCGTTCTACAACAACAGCGGCGGGCACATCAACCTGACGGTAACGGGTGGTACTACACCGTCGGTGCGGAACGGCATCGACGCCACGACCGACATCATCATCCCCGAGGTGTCGTTGACCATCTCGGCTCCCGTGAGTCTGGTCGGCGCGGAGATCCGCATCTACGACCTGGATACGACGCCACCAGACTTCGGTACCGAGTTGGCTGGTACCGAGTCGCACGACGCTGCGACGTACATCTTCTCAGGTGCCGCGTCGAACGTCATCTGGGTGCAGATCCTGCTCGACGGGTACGAAGAATTTGGCCAGCAGGTAACGATGCCGACGGCGAACGGGTCATTCGTCGCGCTGCTCAAGCGCGAAGAGAACGCATAGGAGACACGGACATGACCAGGATCGACCACACGAACTATGACACGCTGCTCAAGCAGTCGACAAACCCGCGGGGGGCGAGTCCTGACGGCAACGTGTACTTCGATCTCGCGGGCAACGAGATCCAGTTGATCGGAGTTGACGAACTGGCGCTGATCGACTTCGGCGGTGGCCCGGTGACGAACCCGCTCAACAACACCGACGGGATCACGCTGCGCGGGCTCTACAACTTCGAGAACCAGGAGCGGCGTACCGATGAGGACCTACGCGAGTTCCTGCGCGGGGTCGCCGGCAAGTTCCGGTTCGCTGGCGCCTTCGCGTTCATCAACGGCGTCAAGCTCGACGGCACCGACCGCAACAAGGTGCGCGGGTCTGGCTGGATCGAGTACGCGGACACGCAGGACGGTGCAACTGATATCGATCGCATCTATCACGGCGTGCTCTCCCTCGTGGACATCCAGGCGGGGACCACGCCGCGCTGGACGCTGGTGACGGCGACTGATGAGGCGACGCTCCAGGCGGCAACGTGGGCCGCATTCGTGCGCGCTGGGGACATCGACGAGGCGGTACAGGTGTACGGCGATACCGCCTTCGGCGATACTGGGGCGGGCGACTTCGACTACACGACCCGTACCCTCGTGGTGCGAGTGCGCTCGTGGGGCTACAACCCCGGCGAGACGACCTCGGTAGCCACGGGCATCGCCGAGTTCTCCGGGTTCTCGGCCGGCTACGGCGTCGGCGAGTCGATCAACCCGGCGAACGCCTACGACCTCGCCGACGTGTATGGCGGCGCCGCGGTATCGCCGTGGGACACGATGACGCTGGAGAAGATGACCGGCGTCGACTCGGGCTTGCTGACCCTGAGCGTCGTCGCGGCGACCCGCAAGATCACACGGGGGTCCGGCGACTTCACCGCGGACGGTTTCCACGCCGGCCACACCATCACCACGACCGGGTTCACCAATAGCGGCAACAACGGCACCTGGGTCATCGAGTCGGTCGTCGCGCTAGAGATCGTGGTGGTGACCGGCACCGGCATGGTCGATGAGACTGGTAGCGGAGACGAGCGGGTGCAGTCGGCGGCGCAGGTGGAGACCGGCTTCAACGAAGCCGATGGCTCCTTCACCTGGGTGATGCACAACCCCGACGGCGGCACAGTGCAGGAGTGCGCCGCTTTCCTCGACGCGCTGACGCTCCAGGACAGCGACGTCGACGACGGCACCGGCACCTACAACGGGCAGAAAGGCCGCGTGTGGTACTCGCGCAACGCGAGCGGCAAGGTGGTCACGGCGAGTATCGGCAGCACCGGACTCTTCATCGAGGGACTGAGCACCGCTGAGAAGCAGAACGTCATCCAGACGGACGACGCGGGCAATGCCAAGACCTACCCGTACTTCCCCGAGGTGCAGATCACCGTCGGGGCGCCGGCCATCGCCGACACCAACGCCTGGTATCACCTCTTCTACGTCGACGGCGCGGGCGGGCAGGACTTTGACACGTCCTCAGCGGTCACGGTCAACGACGCGTCAGGCGACCCAGTGAAGGGCAACGTGTCGGCCGATCAGGTGGGCGGCAAGATCAGCTTCGCCTACGCCTACGACACGAACACCCAGGCGGGACTTCCGGCCGGGGTCGACAAGGATGTAGTAGCCGTCGTCGAGGGTGATGGTGGCGCAGCGCAGGCCATCACCTACTTCACGATCACGCGCACGGCGGTGGTCGCCGTTACCTGCGCGCCGTTGGCTGACACCAACGCCTAGCCGGCAATGAGCGTCATCGACCACCTGGACCCCGCCACGAAGCGGATCTACCTCGCGGCGGGGTGTCGCGAATACCACCCGGTCGAGGACCTCTATGCCGAGGTGCGCACGCTGCGGCGCACGGACGAGGAACTGCGCAAGTACCAGTGTCCCGTTACAGCGGCCGGCAACGTGCCCAAGGGCGGCGGCAAGTACACCCCGCGCTACATCATCATGCAGCACGGCTGGCGCATCGTCCCCGAGGACACGTCACATGTCCTGACCGTCACCGGCGAGCAGTTGACCGCTGAAGGTGGGGCTGGATCTGCGTGTATGGACCTCACGCCGCTGTCGCCTTCCTCGAAGGTGGTCATTCAGTATGAGCCGCCTGCCGCCGAGATCATCTACGTGAGCGGCGGTGGCGGGCTCACCAAGGATGACGTAGCCGACGCGGTGTGGATCGAGTCGCCACTCGGCGCACAGGTCGTAGCCGATAGCGGACTGGCTTCTATTCGCGCCGCCGATGCGGCCAGCGCTGCCGCGTCGGCCCAGGCAGAGGCCGCGCTGGCGCGCAAGGCGCGGACCAATCGCGAAACGTTGACCGAGGGCGCGGCCAACAACTGGACGCTCTACGACGATGACGACGTGACCCCGCTCCGGACTCACAGTGTGACGGACAAGGACGGCAACGCCATCGTGCTCCAACCGGGGATGCCGGCCCGACGATCCAAGGGGGTCTAGCCTCATGTCGCTAGTTACCGACGGGCTGGGGGGAGGAGCTCTCGTCTGTGAAGGTCTGGGGCCCCCGGCTCCGTTGGGAGGGTCCAACGTCATCGAACTCGCGCCCGTCACCGCGATGGGGGTGGGGGCGATTGCTGCGCAACTACGTCGGGAGCGACTGCTCGCTGCGCAAGCGGCCGGCGCTGGGGCTGCGCTCGCGGGGCTTGTCCGCGTGCTTCCGCTGGCTGCCAGAAGCGACGGTGCGGGTCGCTGCAGCGCGGCCCTGTCCACGCTGCGTGGGACGCCCGCGACCTGGCGACGACGCTGGTCCGGTAGGGTGGCGGCTCGGTCGGGAAAGAGTAATTGGCGAGATCCCGTCCGATGGTGATGCCGCCGGTCGAGAACCATGCGCGTCGCTCAAGTCACTGAGAACGTCTGCCGCCACCTGCTGCGGCCCGGCCAAGTCAAGCGCATCCCGGTCGAAAGCGAGCGGCCTCTCTGCGGCTACTGCATCGCCTGCCCGCGTTGCGGCCACGTCAACTTCGTCACGCCCATTCACCGTGACATCGTTCGCGAAACCGGGGGCGTGCTGAACGAGGCAGAGTTCGTCTGTGATGGTTGCCACGAGCACATCCACGTGAGCGACGGAGAATTCGACAAGTGCTCAACCGGCCGGTGATCCTCTTGTTGCGCTATCAGGAGCTCTGTGAGATGCAACGGGTCGCTCGAGACTGCGCCCGCCGCCGCCGAGAGGAGCAGCGCCAGAGTCTGCAGGTTGCTGGTTGGGCGTTGATCGGGTGCATCCTGCTCGTCATCGCTGCGGTGCTCGCGCAGCGACTGTAGCGAGTGAACGGGCGACGCCGCGGGGGGTAACACCAGTGCATGAGCATCGGGCACACGGGTCCCTGGCCGGGTGACTACGACTTCGGTTCTGAAGCGGAACTCCCAGCCGGAACCACCGTCAAGGTCAGCGCCGTCGCGGTCAGGAAGGCCGACTCCGGCGTAGACGTCTCACTGGATCGCGGCTCCTCGAACCAGATCGCCAACACCTCAGTGCAGACGAATGATCTCTTCGGGTCCGTCGGCGCTATCACCCCGCCGCTCGATCCCGAGTTTCTTTGCTGGTTGTTCGAGCACAGCTCGGCCTGGCGCCAGAACGTCGACGCGTACGCCACCAACATCGACGGCTTCGGGCATCGCCTTGACCCGATCATCGACCTCGATGCCGAGGACTCCGACGAGCGCATCGCGGACTTGCTCTACCAGCAGCGCCTCACCGCTGGCGGGACAGATCAGGTGCTGGATCCCACGCCAGAAGAGATCTCGGCCTGCCGCGAGCAACTAAAGCGCGAGATGCGGCGTGAGCGCCTGCGCCTCGAGACCTTTCTGCAGTACGCCTGCCTCGACCACTCGTTCGTGACTCTCCGTCGCCGCATGCGCCAGGACCTCGAAGTCACCGGCAACGCCTTCTGGGAGGTAATCCGCAACCAGGCAGGCGAGGTCGCCGAGTTCCTGAGCGTGCCGGCCTACACGATCCGCATGCGGCCGCTCGACGAGGAACCCATCGAAGTCACGGTCCGCATCAAGACCACTGACATCGACTACGGCGAGGTGACGACACGGCGGAGCATGCGCCGCTTCGTCCAGGTGTTCGGGTCCCGCGTCTCGTTCTTCAAGGAGTTCGGGGACACGCGACCCATCTCGCGCACTACGGGGCAGGTCCGCCCTCTCGATCTGCAGGGACGGCCGATGTTCGAGCCCGGGGACGGGCCAGCGAACGAGTTGGTGCACTTCAAGATCCACAGCCCCCGCAGTTCCTACGGCGTGACCCGCTACGCTGGGAACATCCTGACCATGCTCGGACTCAGAGAGTCCGAGGAGGTCAACCGGGACTACTTCGAGAACAAGGCGGTGCCCCCGCTACTGCTCATGATCGCTGGCGCTGAGGCGACCGAGGAGATGCAGCGCCAGATCGAAGAGGCCATCGAGAACGCGATCAAGGGCAAGAAGAACTTCCACCGCATCCTGATCGTGGGCGCGGCCCCAGCGAACAACGGCAGCCAGACCGCTCGCGTGAGCATGCACGCGCAGCCGCTCACAGACGCGCAGTTGAAGGACGCCATCTTCGGTCAGTACGACATCCGGTGCATGGACAAGAACGGCTTCACGGCCCGACTGCCGAGGATGTTGCGCGGCGACGTGCAGGACGTGAACAGGGCCTCCGCGGACGCCTCGCTCGTGTTCGCTGAGGCGCAGGTCTTCGCCCCGGAACGCGGCGAATTCGATGACTGGATGAACCGCAAGCTGTTCGCCGACATGGGGATCCGGTTCTGGCGCTTCGTCAGCAACGGCCCCATGCCGCGTGACTCGGCGGCGATGGCGGACCTCATCACCAAGGCCGTGCAGGCTGGCATCGTCACGATCAATGAGGCGCGCGCGGCTGGCGCGGATGTCTTCAACCACCCGCTGCCGGAACTCACGGAGGATTGGGCCGACATGCCCCTCCCGCTGGTGCTCCGGTCGCCGGTGCCGATCGACGTCGGAGGCGAAGCCCCGGGGCTACCCGGCGCACAACCGCAGCCGCCGCAACTGGTGCCCCCGACTCCCAAGACGCCGCCAGAGTTGCCCCCAACCCCAGAGACCGCGCCGGCGGCCGAGCCTCCAGCGGCCAAGGGCGCGCACGTGGACATCCGCGCGTGGGCCCGGCAGCTCCTCGCGTTGCGCGATGCGATGGTCGAGGAAGAGTGCGACCAGGCCGACGCCGCGTTCCGGGCGACGAAGGCGCCGTGAAACACCCTCCGCTCCATGCCGGACTCGGGCCGGAAGATCTTGACGACATCCTGGTCCGCCTGGGATTCGAGGACGTCGTCAAGGCACGGCGTCTCGATCCACTGAAGCCGCGGCACTTCTTGCTCATCGTCGAGCGCGTGGCGAAGGCGCTGCGCAACGTCACGCAGTCGAGCGAGTCCGAGGCCGTGGCGGGAGCGCTGAACGCTCTCGACGTGGACTGGGCCAACGTCAGCGCCAGCAAGATCAACGAGGTCATCGGGGCGGCTCAGAACCAGCTCAGCGCCGTGGCGCAGCAGGTCATGCCGCGGGTGACGGAAGTCTTCGAGTCGCGGGCGGGTGCGCTCGTGAAGGACACCAAGGTCAGCGCGATCCAACGCTTCTCGCTCGACATCGGGGCCGACCTCAGCGCGACCGACGAGCGCATCGCGGAGTTCGCTCGGGACACCTCGAGTCTGTTCGTGCGGGATGCCTACGGGTTGCGGGCCGAAGAGTTCTCCGTCCGGGCGCGCGGACTCGTAGCCGAGGGACTCGAGAGCGGGTTGGGCAGAGACGCGATCGCGGCCAGCATCGAGAGCACCGTGACGGAGGGCGCGCTCGCGAGAGGAATGAACTACTGGAGAAATATCTCCTCCATCTTCACCTCTCGGGCGCGAAACAACACGCAGATCGCAGCGCTCGAAGAGGCGGCGGTGGAGACCTACCGCTGGGAGAGCGTGATGGACGGTGCGACGTCGAGCATTTGTCGAATGCTCCACGGGACCGAATGGTCCGTCTCTAGAGCCGCCGAGCACATGCGTTCTGGTTTCGCTCTCGACGACCCTGAAGACATCGTCGATCACTCGCCCTTCGTGCAGGAAGGTTCCGACGATGGGCAGGCCGTGCTCTACTTCAATCGCAAGGGTGAGCGTCATGTTGTGGCCGACATTCTCGACTCGGGAGTTGGAGAGAGGGACAAGGTCGGGACCTACAAACCGCGTATGACCCAAGAAGAACTGCTGGCAGCCGGGGTACAGTTCCCTCCGGCCCACGGCAACTGTCGCTCGACGGTGACCGCCGTCGCATGACGTGCTATACTCCTCGACAGTAGTGGGGCCCGCGAACGCGTCAACGCTCCGGGCCCCTGGCCGAACCTGCAAGGAGGTCCGACGTGCCCGATCCTGCCACGGCGCCAGCGCGGCGTAAACGACCAGATCGGCGTTTCGTCTGCCTGACATGCGGACGGAGCGTCAGGATGGAACGTACGGGGGCACCGGCGAAGCTGTGCTCCCCGCTATGCCGCAGTCTTCACTACAACCCGCCTCGCCAGTGTCGGACCTGTGGTGTCTGGTTTCTGCCGAGTCGCGTCTTCAAGGACTATTGCTCCGAAGACTGCCGTCGTCCGCGGAAACTCTGCGGGTGGTGCGGAAGAGAATTTAGACCGCGAGCATCAGATGCCCGTCTTGGTCGCGCGAACTGCTGTTCCAGACGGTGCCGCACGGCTCAGCGGCGCTGCGGACTTCCCATCGAGACTACGCGGCGCGTCTGCGAAACATGCGGAACCGAGTTCAGCATCTTCCCCCGAGATGTCCGGAGCGGCAAAACCAGGCGCCACTGCTCGAGTGCGTGCCGCAAGCGTAGAGTGACACTTCGTTGTCAGACGTGCGGTCGGCGGTTTAGCCGGAAGCGGACTGAAGCCTCAAGGTCTCGGTTCTGCTCCGTGCGATGCTACCGCAGATCGACGGGCGAGACGAGCATCGAGAAGGCGATTCGGCTGTGTCTGCGGGATAGCGGCATCCCCTTCGAGGCGGAGGCAAAGATCGCAAGATGGTCTGTCGATTTTCTAGTGGCCAGCCGATGGGTTGTCGAGGCTGACGGCGCCTACTGGCACGCAAAGCCGTCGGTCCGCGCCAGGGACACTCGCCGGGACACCCAAATGGCACGCTTGGGCTATCGCGTAGTGCGTCTGTCGGAACCAGACATTCGTCGAGATCCGGAGTGCGTCATCCGGGCTCTCCTCGCCAGCGGACTGCCCAAATCAAAGATCTCCCCGCCGCGGCAAATCGCCCTGCCCATCTAACTGTCGGTTCGTGACGCGCTAG